AGTTTGACACGTCGCAGGAACACTTCATGCGACTGGAGAGCCTGGTGGAGGACTCCGACCTGGAGCGCCAGATCAAGACGATCCGCCGCTCGCACGGCGAAGAGGGTTTCATCCTCAAGAACGGCAACCGCATCCGCTTCCGAACGCGAACCAAGGGCGGCGGTCGCGGCTTCTCCTGCGACACGCTCGTTCTGGACGAAGCGATGGTGCTCTCGCTCTTTGCTCACTCGGCGCTGCTTCCGACGCTTCGCGCTCGTCCCGATCCGCAGGTGATCCTTACCGGATCGGCGGTAGACCAGCAGATCCACGAGCACGGCGTCGTCTTCGCGAGCCTGCGCGAGCGAGCCATCGAGGGAGAGGACAAGTCGCTCGCGTACCTGGAGTGGACGATCACGAACGACGAGGGCGAGTTCTACGAGACGCCCGACGACGTTCCGAAGTCCGTCCTGGACGACGAGCGAAGCTGGCGCGAGAGCAATCCGGCGTTCGGTCTGCGCGTTCGGCACGAGCACTTCCAGAAGGAGCGCGACGCGCTCTCGGATCGCGGCTTCGCGGTGGAGATCCTCGGAGTTGGCGACTGGCCGCGCACCGACGGGACGCATCTTTCGCCGATCAAGCCCGAGGAGTGGGATCTTCTCGTTGACGAGACGAGCAAGCTGCGCGATCCGTTCTCGCTCGCGTTTGACATCTCGCCGGAGCGGCGCTCCAGCATTGCGGCGGTCGGACGCAACGCCGACGAGAAGTGGCACGCGGAGCTGATCGCCAACTATCCCGGAACGGCCAAGCTCGTGGAGCGGATGGTCGAGTTGGTTGAGCAGCACAACCCGTACGAGATCGTCTGCGACGGCTTCGGGCCGAGCGCTTCCATGATCGGGCCGCTGACCGAGGCCGGTGTCAACGTTCGCGTCCTGAACGGCCAGGATCACGCGCAGGCTTGCGGAACGCTCGTAGACGCGGTAGCCAACCGGGCGATCAGACATCTCGGCAGCCAACAGGTTTCCAATGCTCTCCGCGGCGCAGCGACTCGCCCTCTGGGAGACGCCTGGGCATGGGCAAGACGACGAAGCAGCGTGGACATCTCGCCGCTCGTCGCCATAACTCTCGCGCTCGCAAGCGCTCAAGGACTTCCGGAGGAGAGCGATGACATCAACATCTGGTAGCTCATGGCGCTGAGGGAGTTCTTCCAGCAGACGTTCGGGATCTCGCGCACGGAGACGGAAGCCGAAGGACGCTCCGACCTGATGCAGTCGCAGATCACGGACTTCTGGAACACGCTGCTGGGCTGGGGCTTCTCGCCGTCGCTGATCGAGAAGGTCTGGACGGCGAACCGCTGCATTCAGCTGAACGCGCAGATGATCGGCTCCATGCCGTTGCGCTTCTACGGAAGCTCGGAACCTGCGTGGGTCGCCAACCCAGATCCGGTCTGGTATCCGAACGGGATGGGCGACGCCAGCTACTCGATGGCGCACAGCTGGTACGGCTGGGGCGACGTGTTCCTGTACATCACGTCGCGCTACGCGAACGGACTTCCGAGCGCTTTTACGGTTCTTGATCCGACTCCGATGTCCGTCGGCGTCCGCTCTGGCAAACGAACGTACAAGTCCGGTCAGACGGAGCTGGATCCGGACGACATCGTTCACATCCTGCGCAACCCACGTCCCGGAGCGATCCGCGGAACGTCGGCGCTTTCGTCGTACAGCTCGTACCTTTACGGACTGCTCGCGACGAGCGAGCTTGCGCGTTCCGTCTCCGGCGAGAACAGTCTCCCGCACACGGTTCTTCAAAGCACGCGCCGTCTGGACGAGGCGACGGCGGACAAGCTCAAGCTCCAGTGGGACACGAAGTCGGCGCAGCGTGGCGGCGGCGTCGCGATCATTCCGCCCGAGCTGGAGTTCAAGGGGCCGATCAGCTTCTCGCCGAAGGATCTCATGCTTCTGGACATCCAGCAGTTTGACGCTCGCGTGATCGCCAGCGCCTTCGGTGTCCCGCCGTACATGGTCAATGTTCCGCTGGAAGGCGGTCTGACGTACCAATCCCCCGAAATGCTCGGAGAGCACTGGTGGCGCTTCGAGTTGCTTCCGTCAAGCGGAAGTCTGGCCCGCGCGATGAGCGCTGGTCTTCTCGTAAGAGGCTCGTACGTCGAATACGACGCGCGAGCAACCCTGGCTCCGTCCTTCAAGGACCAGGTGGACTCGTGGACGGCTCTCGCAGCTGCGGGGATCGTCACGACCGATGAAGTCAGGGCGGCCGTTCTGAACCTCGGCCCGCTCGCGCAGGGAGAGGCTCTGGAGGCGCTTACCGTGCCTCCCACAGCGAGTGCTTCACCCGCTCAGTCCCAGTCGGCGACCGTAGTGTCGATCCGACCGAGCACAGGAGTTGGATAATGGAGCACACCGAGAAGATCACGATTCAGCGTGACGTGAGCTTCGAGCTGCAAGAGGAGGGTGACGGGAGGACGCTCTACACGCGCATCGTGCCTTACAACAAGCCAGCGACAGTCTCCGACCCGCCGGACTTCGTTCCGTACCAGGAGGCGTTCTTGGAGGGAGCGTTCGACAAGCAGCTGAAGGCTGCCCACCGTGTCGACGTGTTCCTCAACTTCGAGCACCAGCGTGGCCTCGGAGGACTCGTCGGTCGGGGCACGTCCCTGACGACCGCGCCCGACGGACTCTACGGCCAGTTCCGCGTCTTGAACGGTCCCGACGGCGACAAGGCTCTGGAGCTGATCAACGACGACGTGCTCACCGGCATGTCCATCGAGGCCACCGTTCTGCGCTCCACCGTCAAGGACGGGATCACCTGGCGCAAGGACGCTCGGATCGTCAACGCGGCGCTCTGCCGTCCCTCGATCGCGGCGTACGGCGGCTCGGCTGCCGTTCTAGCCGTCCGTACCGACGACGAGACGGCCGGAGAAGCCACGGAAGAGGGCGAGACGACCGAGATCCTGGCCGAGTCGGAAGCGACCGTAGAAACGCCGGAGAACGAACCAACCCAGGTTGCTCGCAGCGAGGCTGACGAGCGTTTGGAGCGGCTCGGGATCGCTCCGCTTCCGAAGTTCGTCGTGGTTCGCAACTCGTGGGACTTCGATCCGGGTCGCTTCAGCGACGAGCAGTACGAGGCGGCCTGCTTGATCGATCTCGGCGGAGACGTACCCGCCAAGATGCGCTGCTCGCTTCCGATCCTGGAGCCGACCGGCGAACTGAACGCAGTCGCACTGGAGCGTGCCGCCGAGAAGGTCGGTCACGTTCCCGGAGCGAGCCTGCCGCAGAAGGCGGAGGCCGCTCGCAAGCTCCTGCGCCTGTACCGCATGGCAGAGATGCCCGCGCCGGAGAGCATCCGTCAGCTCGCCACTCGCGGCTGATACTCTGCAAGACGACGCACCTCGCTCGACATAGGACACCTCGCGTAGCTCGCGACACCTCCTGAAGAGACGACACCCGTCGGTCATCGTCAAACCGACCATCAGGAGGCAAGTGATGGGACTCGGAGTCACGCGGACTCGTCTGGAGCGACTCTCCGACGAGAAGAACCGCACTCTGGAGAAGATCGAGGACCTCAGGTCGCTCGCCGAAGAGGAGAGCCGTGACCTGCAGGACTACGAGAAGGAGCACGTCGAGAAGTACCGCACGCGCGTCACCGAGCTGGACGCGGAGATCAACATCCTCGCCGAAGACATCGAGCGCTCGCAGGGTTCGCGCGACGTTTCGCGTCTGCTCCGCGAGGACGAGGATCCCAAGCCGTCCACCGGCAAGCCCAGCGAGTCGTCCTCGCTGATCCACCGCACGTTCGCCGAGTACGCCCGCGACGAGCTGGTCTCCCGTTACCAGCAGCTCGCTTCGGCGGCTTCCGGCGGGATGGCCGATCCGGCTCAGGTCGCCGAAGAGGCACGTGAGCGCGTTTCGCGCACGTTGCAGAACACGCTGACCTCGAACATCGGTGGTCTCTGGCCTACGCCGCACATGGCGCAGATCATGGACATCATCGATGCTTCGCGCCCAATCGTCAACTCGGCACGGCGCGTGAACCTCGACCGCGGGAAGCTCTCGTATCCCGTGATCGCCACTCGCCCGGCTGTTTCCAAGCAGTCGGCTGAGAAGACGGAGGCAGGCACGGTCGGAATGGTCGTGAACATCGCGACGCTGACGGCCGACACCTACCTCGGCGGCGGGGACCTCTCCTGGCAGGCGATCAACTGGAGCACGCCGGACGCGCTCCAGCTCTGGTTCGACCTCGCTGCGGAGGCCTACGCTCGCGCAACGGAGAACGCCGCGGCGGACGCGCTGGAGGACAGCGCTGCCGGTACGGTCGGAACCGCGTCGGGTCGTCTCGGCACGGCAGGCACGGAGGACTTCAACGCCTGGAACGCGGCGACGCTCGCCGGTCTTGCGCAGATCTACTCGCAGACCTCGGGCCGCCAGTCGACGGATACGCTCTACCTCTCGGCGGATCGGTTCTTCGGACTCGCCGGGCTGTCGTCCGCGAACAACACGTTCCTTTCGGCCGTCGGAAACCTCGACATCGGAAGCATGACGGGCACGTGGCGCGGTCTTCGCGTCGTCGGCTCGTACGCCTTCGATCAGAACACCGCGATCCTCGGAGACTCGTCCGCGCTTCTCGTGGGTGAGACGCCGGGTGCTCCGGTGGAGCTGCGCGCCGTGGAGCCTTCCATTGGCGGCATGGAGGTCGGCATCATCGGAGCGTTCGCTGCGAAGGTGTTCGACGCCAACAGGTTCGTGCACCTCGGGACGCACCTGTAGGAAACAAGTCTGGGGGGCGGGGCCGCATCTCGCCCCCCAGCTTCCTTACGGAGGTAAGCAGATGCGCGGCGTAGAGATCCGCCTCTCCGGCTTCGCGCAGGTTTACTGCGTTCACGACCGCGAGAAGCGCCAAGTGAACACTCCGGACGACTGCATGCGCATCGCTCGCGACGCAGGCATCGTGCTCATGGATCACCCCAAGTTTCAGAAGTGCGGCTGCTGCGAGAACGTGTTCGCCTCGTTTGACGACGCGCCGCAGTACTGCCACAAGTGCAGCGGCACGAACGTCCACCTTCTCGGTGGGCCTTTGAACCAGCCGATCGAAGGAGTTCTCTGATGGCGAAGACGTACCTCTGCAAGAATCCGGCGTGCTCTCTCGGCACGGTCGGCAGTCCTGGGCGCTTCACGGGTGGCATCACGGCCGATCAGCTTCACGTCCTGACCGGCAAGCCCGCGGAGAAGCTCAAGTCCGGCGAAGACTACGGAGCGGGCTTCTGCCCGAACTGCGGTCAGAAGGGAGCCGAGGAATAATGGCTCAGATGTGCCCAGACGAGGGCCTGGACCTCTGGCTCGGTCAGTTCCCTCTGAACACCGTCAAGTACACGTCTCCGCTGAACCTCTGCCTCTTCACTTCGCAGACGGCATCCACGGTGATCACTCACGCGCAGACGCTCTCCGCGATCACGGAGACGACGTATACCTCATACGCGCGGCAGTCGCTCGCCGCTGCCACGTGGGGAGCCCTCGCAGAGCGACCGACCAACCTGGGTCGGCAGACGACGTACCCGCAGGTGACGTTTCCGACGGTCGGAGCTTCCGGAGCGACGATCAACGGATTC